GTCAAAGTCTCTTACTCCTGGTCGGAGGTCGAATTCTGTTCGTCCTTGTTCTGGCCGGTGGAAGGGGGCTATGTCCTGGGGCCCAAGATTGGAAAGAGGCTCCCAAAGATCGGCTTCAGTCTCAACAAGTTGAGTCTGAGCGACGTTAAAGGCATGTGTCTCGGTTTGCGCGTGGAGGCTGGTTTCGTACCAGTCATCCGGACGTACGCTGATTGGTGTCTTAAGCAGATGACCTCGGTTGAGGCTACATCTTTCGTCGATAAACGGGCTACCTATAAGAGCCTAGCCACGCAGTCTCACTCCATGAATGAAGACACTGAGGTCTTCTTTATGGAGAGGTATGGCCTTTTAGTAGGCGAAACTGAGGAGGCACTCTTGAAGTGTCTCGAGGATGGACCTCTGACAGCCTGTTGCGATTACAGGTACTTGGAGTTCTTCACAAACGTTGATTTGTAAGTGTTCTGGGCGGGACACAATGCATTAAGAAAATAATCAAAACAAAACAGCACAAAACAAAAACAATAAAAATGGTAAAAATCGATAAATACGAGAATTATACGGGCCAAGGCTGGTCCAACGGCTTAGAACAACCTTCCGTTGCTTTCGGTGATTTGATGCCCCTGTCTTATGGGGACAGTCAGTCACGACTGCACGACACAGCTAATGCTGTGTACAAGGATAAGTGGCATCGAGAGGCAGCAGACATGATCTATAGGGAAAACTTGCAAGGACAAAAGGGCATATATGGCACCATAGCCCATGTTCCTATCTTTGCTAACTATGCGATCGCCCAGGGTAAAAACCTGGTATCCGACGTTACGACCGGACTCCGACTCGGGGGCCCCTTGGGGGCGCTGATAGGAGCCATAGTGCACGAAGGAAAATACATCCTCGACATGAACCACCGTCTCAACTCCGATAACTTAGCTAAGGAGCGCGCTGACATATTGGCCTTGTATGACACCGACCCCCTCAAATCGACCCACCAGCTTTCGCCGTACGATACGGTTGAGGCGAGTGGGGCGGTCTTTGGTGGGATGGTGCACAAGCCCTTCGCACCGACGTTGCCGTCCGTGCCTGCCGATGAGCAGATGTACCGCTCGAGCACCGAGCTCGCTACTTTACATGACTACATTGCCTGGGTCGACCCGGAAGGACCGCCTAGCGATTCCTACTGGAACAACCCATTTAAGCGCAACAGAGTCAGACCATATAAGCCACTAGGCCGTAAGAAACTCCGCAAAAACAAAATTCAACCTCACTAGTTCCATTCCCGTGCTGCCCGCCC